GTCTCTGGTGGAACGATGATCTCATCCCAAGGCTTAAGCGCAACGATCTCGGGAAGATTGCGGCTGACGTACTCTTGGTCATACGTCGCACGGCCAGTCGTAGCCATCTCGTTGACCATGCGCTTGGCTTCCGAAGCATCAAGGTCAGGGATCGCAGCTTGAATGATCGCAGCAGCCTGGTCGGGGGCGTCGAGGATCATCTGTGGCAACTCAGCCAAGACTGACCCTTGTGCCTGCGCAGCCATCTGGAAAAGTTCTTCAGCGGTGATCTCCTGTGTGCGCTTGCTAATACTCTGCTGCCAGCCTACGAAAAATGCGCTCCAACCGTACTGCAAAGCGTACTGAGCGCCAAGTTCAGCTTCTTTACGCAACTCCTGCGGCATCTTAGAGTCACGAATCCAGTGCAAAAGGTTCGTTGCAATGCCGCTCATCGGCGCATCGTCGAGTGTGACGCCAGATGCTCTAATGGTTGCACGTTGAAAGGCGGTTACCAGTAGCGCAGAAAGTTCGTTGCAGGACGAGTCGATTAGGCGGTTGCGAACATCGCTCGCACCTTCAAACGGCCATGCCGGGCTGCCCTCGGGGCGCGCTGTACTGTGCTTTTTGCCGTCGTCAGTCTGTCCTGCCCAGCGAGCAAAACGGATGTTATCAAACTTAGTCACCAAGTTGCCCTGTGACGAGTTAATCATCGAGCGGTTGTACTCGCTCAATAGCTCGCCAATGTCAGGCGTATCAGAAGCAATAGCTAAAGGATCAACTGGCGATATCATATTTAATAACTTCCGGTCATAGACATTCGTTTAGATTGCTTTTCCCAATCCAAGCCGCCAAAGTATTGCGGCTGCATCACAACCATATACCCTAAAGCGTCGATAGGATCTTTACTAGCACCTTTTTGTCCATCTTGTCCAGTCCATTCCTTTAAACTATAAATCAAGTTCTGGCAAGACTCATGTACCATTAGTTTTGGGTGGTTTTCACCTTTTACCATTGGTTTTTCTCTATCCCATGACAAAAGATCATTGATTAATAGCACCCGCTCCTCAATTGGCAGGCCTGCAGCGGGCGTAAAGATGAGCGGATTGTCAGCCTGACTAAGCAGGTCAAGCACAGTGACGCCACCGTCCTTAGTGATCGTCTCTGTGCCGGCAGTCCTTGGGTCAATCCAACGGTCCACGATCATCTCGCGCTTGTCCCCGGCAGTCTCCAGGCTCCAGATAAGCTCAGTGTACTCGTTCACCCCGCGTCCAGCACCAGCCTTCTGTGCCGGCCCAGCTCGACCGTCGGCCTTGTCGCTAGGTAATGCCCATTCACCGTAGCTTTGGTCGGGCCACTCACGGTAGACCCACAGTATACCGTGCTTGTCTGCCCTAGCCCAGAGCATGAACCAGTTTCGCGCCCCAGCCGGATCGACAGCCATGTAGTTACTTCCGTCAGGAATAACGTCCTCCGCGTCACCTTTCCACAGGTTATGGTCACCAAACATGGGAAATTCGGAGCCAGCCGTCTGATCTGCCCAACCATAAGCGCGGATCTTGATGTCGTGGCTAGAGCGCCCCGAAAGCTCCTGCTTCATGCGCTCCCAGTTGTTGTACGGGTTAAGTTCCGTATGATACCAGATACAGGCATGCCGGCCATACAGGTTCTCCGCCATGTAGGGCATCTCACCCTTGGGAACCGTTAGAACATTGTTATTGGGTAATAATGGACTTTTGCGGCTAACGGTGACCTTGCTGCTGTTGATGTACTCCTTCACCACCTGGGTGTAGCCTTGCACCGGCGTAAAGGTGACGATCAGCTTGCCGGACCGAGTGACCAAACGGTAGCGCAGCGTCTCCAGCCAGTTCTGTGGGACAAGTTCGTCGCACCAGACGTAGTCCACCTCACCTCCTTCGACGACCTTAATGTCCTGGGCGTAGTTGAGGAACCAGATCTGGTTGCCCATATACACAGCCGTATTGTCGCTGAAGCCGTTCTTCTGGCTAAAACTAATCTGTGTATGATTAGTACGTTTGATGTTGCGGATCTCCGGCGGCAGGTACTTATAGAAGACGTTCTGTTGGGCGGACACACTGGTCATGTGGGTAGTGTGCAGGCACCAGATGCGGATGTTGCGTTTCCCGTGACGTTCCTTGATCCAGTCGGGTGTATGGCCGTTGAGGTCAGTGCCAATGAAAGCTTCAGCCATCCGTTTGGCGGCGAACTCGGTCTTACCGGAGCGGTTTCCCCCAAGGACGACTAGCTCATTATAGCGGTCTAACAGCTTATCTGCATCGGGCCAGTGCGGCAGCTCGTGGCCATAGCGCATCGGATCGTTCTGCTCAGCCTTAATCTTGTTCTCCCGCATCAGGAACAGATCAAGCACCTTCTCCGGGCCAATGTTCTCGATCATCTCCAAACGCTGCCGTTTATTCGGCAACGGAAGCGTAGGATGTTCCTCCAGCTTATAGGCTAAGACTTTCTCGATAATTTCTTGATTTTTTTCATCCATACACGTTGACGTTTTCACTACGATGCTCTATATTCCCTCTGTCGTCAAATAACGACCGTGTACCTTCTGCGCCACCTGAAACATCGGACGCACGAGCGACTAAATGGTTCCAGCCATACCTCTTGAGCTGGATTAAACATCTGCTTCGGCTTCAAAGTTGCAGAGTACTAGCAGTCACGCCTACGAGAAGGGCAAGAGTTTCCCGAACGGGTAGCCATCACTCATGACTGTAATTGCGAAACGAACGACGACACTTATACGGATCGTTGATCTCATTTTTGTATAGTATTCCCCCAAGATAGGCAGTAATGCTGAGTCTTGGGGGTACTATGCTCACTCGCAACTCTTCTTGCCGGATTGTTTATCTACCTCCTGTGAGCAGCTTGCTGCGAGAGTGAGCATCTGGGCGAAGCCTAGTGCGAACGGCAACACGAAGCAAGATCACTAGTGAAGGGGAATATCACTAGAGAGTAAGAACTTGGACTTGGATTAAGAACAGATAATCCAGAGTATAGCCAACTCAAACGTGTTAAGCTGCATCTCTTGCGCGTTCACCAGGCTTAAGCACCACTTAAGCGCGATATGCAGAACATAACCTGCGCTTAACGCGAACATAAGCGACTTAAGCTTACTCTTAAGCTGCTCAAGCTTGTCATATACCGCTAACTTGTCCTTAAGCGTCATCTTATGCATAGCGTCTTGTTCTTAACCCAAATACGTTGACCCTGACGAAAGTTGACCCCCTTCATGCCGACAAACACCATATCCTCGACGTCTGTGCGTACCCAACGCTTGTTAGGATACAAGTACACGATCCTCTGCTCCATAGACTCGTTATGTATCGGGATGTAACGAGTTTCCGTAACAGGTGACTCTGGTGTCACTGGTGTAGGCTCATCCACCGGCTGCTCCTGCTCGGCCACTTCACCGGGTAGCGTTCCATCAAGCAGGTTGCTGCGGTAGATACGACGGATACCCCTGAAGGCTTTACGCTCGATGTAGTCCTCGTCGAGCTTGTATGCCAACGGCCTATACGCGCTCCCTAGATGCGCCTTAACAGTCTTTTCGCTTAGTGTGTACTTGGTCATAGTACTAGCGACGGTACAGGAAAAGAAGCGGCAGCGCAAGCTTACGCCCAACACGGGTTAGCTAACCGGGCGCCCGCTCGACGTGTACCCCCACAGAAACACGTCTATTGCCCCCAGCGGCACAGCATGTACACACGCTGCCACACGCAGGCTAGGCCAAGCTACAAGTGTAGGGCAAGTGCGAAGGGGGCCAGTTGGCGGAAAAAAATCTGAGGGGGGCTATGCGTCGCCGTCGCCGTCGTATAACCAGGCCGCATCCCCTCCCCCCCTGTCGCCGGTTTTACTCTGTAGAAACCCACTCCAGATGACTACGTTTGTATTGCGTTATTATCAACCCGTTCAGCCGCAACAGCTTGCAAGGGCGGCTCAAGCGTGGTCGGCCGGAAGCGCCGTTTTGGTGCTCGGCGGGCCACGTTTGACGGGCCGATGGGACGTTGACGGGTGAGCTGGGCGGGCGGGCGCGGGCGCGCGGTCGTTGCTTGTGGCGTGGGGGCCGTAACGCATTTCCCCGACCCTATTGCAACTCACTTGCATCTGCTAACGCAACTCACTTGCATTACCGCGCTCACTCCGTCACGCGCCATGCTCCGACCAGCACGTCACCTGTGCATCCACCGAGCTGCACACACTCACCAAGATCGTCGCTTTTTTGCATCCATCCTCACTTTTTTGTTGCTATCGTATGTACGCACGCTAGATTTGCTCTCGTTAGTCCAACCTCAACCATACTACAACACATGACACAAAGCATCCTCTCCACAGACGCAACCCTCTTGAACCGCGATGGTTTTGCAACCTCTCACGGCTTGACGGTAGCAATCCACACAGACTCTGACGGTGATCAGTTTGTCCGCATCAACTCTACTCTCCACTCTCTCTCTGACATCATGGACGAGAGAGGTTTAGATGATGAGGCGCTCTCCGAAATTACTGACGATACAGAGAGACTCTACCTTTGTGCATCTGGCCAAACCGTTTGCCTGTAACATCAAACTCAACCCTATGTCACTCGAATCCATGAACTCACTTGAGTACGCTGCATATGTCCGCCTTTGCCTTTTCCTACTTATGGGCGGCTGCACGCTCATCCTCGCATGTTTCGCAGTCTCAATACATTCCGACTATCGCAAAGCAAACCGCAAGTAAACCAACAACCACAACACACTACAAAACACACACTTATGAAAAGATATAAATTTACCAAAGGCGGATTTTGCTTGGTTGTAGAACTATGCACGGGGTTGAATGGATGGCATTTAACAGACGGAGAATTTAGTCTCTTTGGAGCGGCCACAAGGCGTGATTGCGTGTTTGAAGCAAAGCGTCGCGGATGGATTATCCGTTGGGCCTAGGTTCCCGAGCTGGTCATCCTACGGGGTGGCCAGAGGGGAGCAAAGACGCTCCGCTTAAACACACTACAAAAATGACAACCACACAAAACACGATAGCAGTCCTCGTTAACTACGTTGGCCCAACCAATACCAAGGGCGCTCGCATCAAACTCACTTTGCCGCTCTGGGAAAAGCGCGCTTGGTTATCCTATAACTACGAGGAGCGTGATGCTGAAGCTGGCGCGCTCCGTTGGTTTGCAGAGGCTAACCTTCACCCGATTGCCCGCGCTTGCAACGGCTCGCAGGTGATCCTTCTTTTCTCGTTTGATAACGCTGAATCAATTCGCGGACTGTTCTAACCAACGCTAATCCCATGAACTACAAAATCCAAACTGCCGCCTGCTATGGTTGGGCAGACCTTAAAGCATGCGACAATGATTCTGACATCTATGCTGCGTGCACATTCGCAACCAGAGCAGAAGCTGAATCCGAGCTTGCAGACATCCTAGATGGTTGCGACGGCTTGCCCGACGATTGGCGTATCGTACCCGTTGAAATGCCTGCTGATTGCGACATATACGAATAACCTCATGTACTACCGTATCCAAACCCCAGAAGGACTTACTCCAGAAATCTACCGTACACCATCGTCGGCGCACTATGACGCTCGCAAGGTGTGGGAAGATCACGAGTATAGCGTTGTCCCCTACACGCTGCTGGAACGCCTAGAATCGGCCCTGTCACGCTTGTGGCGAGCCGATGCAAATGGAGCTGCCTGTGCTATGACGGATCTTTATGATGGTTATAACCAAGAATTGCTCGCCGATGAAATAGAGCGATCACTCGCCAACATGGAGGCTTAACCAAAGCGCCCCTAGGTTTCGCGCCTAGGGGCTTTCTTTTGCCTTCGCGCTTCACTTAACCTACTCCACTTCAGTCTTTTCGGCTCTTTTTGGTGTGATTCACCCCCACTTTTGACGCTTTTTCACCCCCATATTCGCGCCCAAGCCCGCATCGCGCCTTGCCCAGGCCGGTTTCAACTTTCGATTCTCTACGCTAAAAACTTTTTTTGAAATTTGAATTTAGAAAACCAATTTTGATTTTCAGTTCACCAATACCATTTTGATTTTGAAATCTGGAATCAGAAAAACAAATTTGATTTCAGATAAGCAAAACCAAAACCAAAACACACATATGACCTACCACACCATAGCAACCAATGCTGCGCTTTGGGCCGAGCACACTGACGGCGAGCCCTTCACCGGGACGCTGGCGGAGCGGATCGCGTTCCTCGAGGTGCTGTTCCACTACGAGGCGCAGGACGCTTAATTCCGCCCCATTCCACGCACCTCTCGCGCAACCTGGCGCAAGCTCTGGATGAGCACCTTGAGCCTCTGCGCCAGTGCCGTTTCACGCTTGTGCGCCATCGCGTACATGCTGCGCCACTTCGCAGCCTCGCTTGCGTAAAACTCCGCCTCCTCTTCTAAGGCTTCGCAGTCTTCGCACATGCTAATTCGCTTTCGAGCCGGGCGATCCTGACGTGCTGCGCTTGGATGACGCGCCAATACCGCTCGGTAAGATCGCGCAGGTCGAGCACCTCATTGGCCAAATCAATCCCGCTCGGTAAAACCAAATTTGAATTTTGATTTTCGGTGGGCAATTTTGAATTGTCAGGGTCATTTTGAATTTCAGATTCCACCTGCAAATTCGGAATTGGAGTCGCCATTTTCCACCCTAATCTGGCAAGAGCGTCACTTGTTTTCAATCGTTCCAACATATGCTCAGCATGTAGATCATGTGGATGCATCACGCAAATGTCAGTTGCAGCTTATCCTTGGCCTGCTTGCATGTAAACGGTGTCAGTAACTCTTGTGTTGGTGCAGGCTTTTGCCTAGCCCACTGCTCTAAGCCTAGCGTCTGCGTCTTATCTCCCCGGTTCCAGCCTGTGCCGTCACAGCTTTCCACGCCAATCGACTCTAGCCAGTCTAGCTTAGTGGGGCTATTCACCCGCAGCACATGCACCCGTGGAAACGCTTTCACCCACATCTCAACCGTCGCCCACTTCCACTCTGTCGTGCCACCAACGCAAATGACATCCGGCTTAAGCGCCAGCGCATCTTCCATAGTCATCCCGTCCTGTACAGCCAACGCCTTTGGAAATGGCACTTCACCTTTAAACTGATGCCACCGTTCAATGGTCTTTGCCCCGTCACCAATCCAGTCCGGCACAATTGCCCATAACGGCTTTTGCTGCTGTGACTGAGCCCAAAAGATCATTCGCCTCCATGCACCGAGACTCCATTTTCCTTCATCCCACACATTATTGACCATGTCCCACGCAGCAAATGCACCATTATCTAATGCATACGGAAACCAAGGCCAAGGCCCACGTTGAGCTTCTGGGCTAAACAAGTGACCAATCCTGCCAGTCTCTCTAGCAAGACAATGCCAGAACCATCCCGTTGCATTTGCTGGCATTACTCGCATACTTCCTCCGTAGCTTTCGGCGGCTTAAGGGCCGCCATGAAAGCGGCAGAGATGTCGTTATTGGTATGCAAATGCACATGCTGGTGCAACTGATCCGGCACCTTGTTCTTCTCTAGATTAGCATACTTGTCCAGCGTGATCCCTAGCGCCAGCACAGCGTCCTTGGCGGACATCTCCGGCATAAGCTCCATGACCCGCTGGGCGGCGCCGTCGATCACCGATTGTAGTTTGGCCTTCAGGTTCGTATTGAAGTACGCATTGCGGAACTGCGAGTCCATGTCGAGCGCACTCACCTTGATCTCATCCACACTACGCTCGCTGATACCGAGCTGCATGGCTATGGCTCTCGAGTGCTGCCCAGTCACGAACAGATCGAGCACCTTCTTCTGTATCTCAGGCGGTATTCCGGCAAGCGCCCCTAATCCGTTCACCTTCTCCATCACAACCCCAGGCACATGCTTCTCGATCTTAACGCCACTCAGACCGGCAAGCTGCCGTGCCCTGCTCTCGGGGGAGCGGTACACGGCGTTGCGCTTCTTGCGTTTGGGTGTCTCGCTCATTCTCGTTCGCTCATAAACGACAGGTCTTCCGCCGTGATCCCGCTGATATCACCAAAAGCTGACTCGCGGATGGCTTGGAGCTGCATGTAGTACTTGTCCGCCTTGAGCGCGATCTTGAGCTGAATGTCAGCCTCAATTTCACGTTCCTTTTTTAGAATTTGAATTTCGGATTTCAATCTTGAAATCTCCTCCTCAGCCTGAAGCAGGAGAATCTCAGCGGCAATGGTGTTCTCTGGTGTCATTTGTTCTTTGTGTACTCTATACCATGTTGCTCAAGCAGCGCATACAGCCGCTTGGCTTCTTGCTTCCATGTCACCCGCTTGGGTGGCACCGTCATGCCGGCAAGCGCCTTCAGCTTGTCGAGCGTGCCAGCACCGATGCCGCGCACGCTGCCCGGTGTCGTGAACGACCAGCGCAGGTCCTGCATGTTGCTGATGTTCATTAGCTCAATGTACCGGGCCATCTTGAAGTCGAGGGGCGCAATGCCGCTACGAGTCTCGACGCGCCGTATCCACAGTTGTCGTGGGGTGATGCTCACTTCTGCACCTCCTCCTGTATTGGCTTGCGCCTTGCCGTTGCCAATCCTTCCACAAGCTCAATCCGTTCACTGTCTACCATAACAGTACAATGCGGGTGACAGTTGTCGCTGAGCCACTGCATAAGCGGCAGTGCGGCTTCTCTAAGAGTTTCAATCTCATCTAGTGTGAATTTCACTTCTGCACCTCCTTCACCATTTCGGTGGTGTCACCAGATTGGTCCCATTTGCCTAAAGTCCGCAAAAATGCTTCTGCGCGTTGGCGGGCTGTAGCGTGTGTTGCCATTAAGTGTTCGTCTGTGCTCCAGTCTCCGCTTCTGTTTTCCAGATGCCAGACATAGGTAGCAATTTGCTCATATCCTTTCAGCACTTTTTCCGCCTCATGCATGGCGTTCAGGTCGTTGCAGTAGTCTTTGGCGCATTTCCAGTGCGGGTCAGCGTCAATTACCTCCGTAATCGCTGCGTTAATTTGTTCGTCAGTCATCTTCCCTCCTTTAGGTTCATCCTGTAGCACTCACTCAGCACAAGATCCGCGTCGAGCAGAACCGTGCGATCATTCGGAAATGCATTTGCATTGTCGTTGGTTCGGAGCACTCGGTGCTTGAGCGCCTCGATGACTTCGGCGGCTTGCAAGCAGAAGTGTTTGTACTGCCTGAGTTGGTTGCGAAGCTGGCTGATAGTCTCAGCCTGCTTGTTGTGCGCCTCTTGGTACTGCTTTAGTTGTATTTCTTCCATTTTGTATTTTGATTTACGTTCATCCGGCGAAGGGCCGTCCTTTCTTCGTAGCCGATGCCGATCAGCGCATCAACCATTTCTTCAGTCGGAGGCCACATTTCCCTGCGAAACGTGCAAGGATGTGCGCACAGCCACAGGTCAAGCTCCGGCCAACGGTTCGGCACCGTCTTGTCTGCGAAGAAGTCCCACCACACGATCTGCGCCACAAACACCTGGAGCTTCACTGGTAGCTCCATGATGCGGTTGCGCCACTCCCTCGGGTCCACCTTGCGTAGTCGCGCCACCCATCCGTTCGATTGTCTCTGCCTGTTTCTGATTCTCATATTTTAGTCTGTTGTTTTCTTGTTGAAGTACATGGATCTTCTCCATGAGTGTGTCGATTAGTTGTGCGCTCATTCCCGGTCGAGCGCGAAACCGATTGCGAATGCCAAGATACTCAGCAGTGCAATAAGTAGTTGTAGTTTCGGTGGATTCTTCATGCGCTTGGATTCACATTCGTCGCAGAACCAGTCTCCAAAGAAGTCTCGTACCATCTGCGCCCCACAGTCTTTGCAGACTCGTTTCACCGGCCTTTCCATTCCTCCATAGCTGAGGCTGCAAATAGCGCGCTCGCCCAGAACAAGATGAGCAGCACGATGGCCTCCCACAACTCTTGCGCAAAGTAAGCGATGGCGAGTCCATCGAAGATGGCTAGGGTAGCAAAGCCCCATAGGTAGGGTACGGCTTTGTTGGAGTTGTCGGGTTCAAGTTTCATATATGACTGGTAGTGTTTTACTTTATTCATTGTGGAATGTCGCGGTTTTCCCGTGGAAACGCAAGTTTGTGCTTACACCACACGGGCCGTTACGTTGGATGGGTATGCCAATCTCGCGGAACTCCGGGTCATCAGACAGCTTCACAACCATCACGGCTGTAGCATCTTGTCCGATTGCGCGGCTTTCGCGAGCTTTACCCTGCTCATTTAGTTGCGTAATGCTGAGAACTAAGCAACCTAATTCGATGCCAAGCAGTCGCAAACTACGGCTGACCTCAGCCACTTCACGCTCACGGCTACTGTCCTTCCCGAGGTCGCACCGCACTAGCTGGATGTAGTCCACGAACAGTACACCGAGACCGTCCGGCGACTTCGAAAGCGCCCGCGCAGTGGCGCAGATGTTGGCGATGTCGTACAGGTCGTCGCGTACCACCAAACGGCTGCTATTGAGCTTCTGGATGGCACTGTGGACACCCCTGATGTCACGCTCGTTCTTGGCTCCCTCAGCGAGAGTGCGCAGGCTGACGCT